GATCAAAAGTTTTTAGCCCGGATTCATATCATGAAAAAAGAAAAGAAGATACCGGAGGAAGACTATCGGGGCCTTCTGGACAAGATTTTCGTAACTCAGGGCTTAAGCCCTGAACTGCCTCGATCCTCCAAGCATCTCTCGAATTATCAGGCCCTTCTATTCATCCGTGCGCTCAGAGATTTTCACAAAGATGTCTATACGCCATCCCCTGAGCAGATATGGCTAATGGAGGATCTCTGGCATCAGATTTATCGGGGAAACCATGAGGAAAACGATCTCAATTTATTTCTGTTTCGTCACTTTAAAATCAGCCACAAAAAATTCTTAGATCGCCATACGGCCTACCAGGCCACGGAAGCCATCAAGGCGATGGCCAAGAGACGAGGCATTGTCCTTGAGATAAGAAGGAGAAAAACTCAGCATGCTGCTTAGATGCAAAAACGGGACATTTGTGCGAAGCAAGATCTGGGAGGCCACCGAGGAAGAACTCAAGAGGTCTACCGCATGGTTGATGGATCGATACAAATGCTCGAGATCAGTGGTCTGCCAGGCGCGGATCGCAAAAGGAATAAGAACCAGGGCCTATGTCCATACTCATAATCCGGGGGCCAGAACAAAAATTCCAAATTGGGATGGTCTACATGAGATTTTCAATACGGTTGAACTCCGAAATAAGATGAATTTATATGAAGAGGGTTTTAGGATCAGAGAGCAAAATGGCCAATTAGAAAACGGCAATCTGAAGGTCTATCGCGCCGAACAATACTCGCAAGAATTTCTGAAGAGTTTAATACCAGCGAGGTAAACATAGGGACACCTCCCATATTTCTAACATTCTGTAACTCAGGCCTTTAGGCCTGATGACGATTCAGGGCTAAAGCCCTGAGATACAGATCGACAAAAATCTGGGAAGTGTCCCTAAGAAGGCAGAATGGAACCGATCCATTGCAAAAAATGTAAAAGACTTCTACTGATAGGCGAGATCAAAAAAATAGAGATCAAATGCCCCAAATGTGGGTATATCAATAAGATAGAACTTGACAAAACAACTAAATATCTGTATAGTAATAAAAAAATAAGGGTAGAGCGCTCCGAGCGCCAACCGTAAACCCCCAAAGGTCATCGGTCACCCCGTTAAATTAGAGGGCTACGAGCCCCTGGGTTATTTGGATTTCAGTCCAAATAATTTCAGGGGCTTTTTTTATTTTGGGGAAGATCAATGCTTGAACGGCGTTGGTTATATATCATGCTTCATCATTCTCTCACGAAAGACGGTTCAACTGTCTCGTGGCAAGCCATTCGTAAATATCACAAAGAGACAATGGGCTGGAAGGATATTGGCTACCACTTTGGGATTGAACAAATTGGCGTGATAAGCCCCCCTCGCCCCCCTTTAGAAAAGGGGGGCGAGGGGGGATTTGAGATTTTAGTAGGCCGGAACCTCGATCAGGAAGGGGCTCATTGTATTGGGATGAATCAGAAGGCCGTCGGGATCTGCTTTGTCGGGAACTTCGATGAAGCCCCGGTCCCGTTGGAGCAGTGGAATAAGGGCGTCATCTTTGTGGCAAGTTTGATTAGGACACTCAATATTCCGCAGCGCTTCATTGTCGGCCATAGAGATTACGCTCCAAAGAGTTGCCCGGGGAAATTCTTTGATTTGGAAAAATTTAGAAGCGACGTAGGAGGAAGAAACCTATGAAGAAATTATTAATGTTTCTGATCGCTCTTTGTTTCCTCGGGGTTGCCCAGGCAGCAAACATTGTAACGATTGACGGTGTGGCCAAGGATGGGTCGACAATCTCTATTACTACGCAGCCGACTGTCTCTCCTGTTGTTCCGCCCATCGTACCGCCTGTGAAACCTACACCTATATATCAGCCGAGCGGTCCATCCGGATCCAGAACCAACCCTATCAAAATCAGCAAACCAACGGGAAAGATAGCAAGCGGGTATATACCTTCAACTTCTCCTGAGAATGGTCGAGGGGCCGTAAAAGTTCCCGCAGGCCAAAAGACCTACTTCGAGGTTGATCCTCTTGCGACCACCGGCAGATCGGTTATTGGTTTTGGACTAAGCGTTAAGTTCTACTCCGGGATGGGCGCTGTATGCAACCTCACGCAGGACAAGGCGACGTTGGCGTACTCGTCGGAGACTTGCCAGGGATACACGTCGTTCAGCCACGCCGTTTATGATAATCAACCTTACGAAGTAGACAACATAAGATTCTTATACGCAATTGATAATTCTTTCGGTGTCGCTGACGTTAGCAACGAGATTTGGGCCACAATTCCATAACGGAAGGGGGTGAGATAGATGAAAGGGCCAGACACAAATAATCTTATCATTGGAGGAGTGATTCTGTTGGCTGCATTCTGGATCTTTATGTCTAAAGAGCAGGCGGCCCCATTGCTCAACACGGTTACGGGAGGATTGCTTGGATATCTTGGGGCATCAGTTAAGGCGAATGCAGAGGTGAAACCATGAAAATTCAGGACCATCTCGATATTTTATTTAAAACAAGCCAGCGAATCAAGATCGGGAAGGCTATTATCATTGGCGATCTTCACCTCGGGGTGCGGGATAACGCTGACGACTTTGACGGACACGATATGGTTTTAATAAATTCTATTTTCCCATACATTCACAAAGGTTATTCCTTGCTGTTAGGTGGGGATATCACTGATGATTGGGAAAATTCTGACCGATCAAAAATTAAGGCCAAATATCTTGAGGTTTTCCAACTTTTAAATCTTGCTTCATATAAAATTCCAGGCAACCATGACCCCGACCCTTCTCTTCCCCTGGCTTACGTTTTAGTTTTGGAATCCGGAAAAGGCTCCGCCCCAGCCTCCGGCTCAGAAGAGCCTCTGGCTCGGAGAGAGGGACTTCTGCCCCGGAGGGAAATACTCTGGACTCATGGTCATATCGGCGACTTCTTTAATTCACAGGCATCCTGGTTGGGAAAATTCTTTGTACGCCATGTTTGGAGAAACCTCCAGATGATCGGCATATTCAAAGACCCGACGACGGCGACCACACGGAACCCTAATAAGCATGAGGCGACTCGCATCGCCTTTTTAGATTGGGCTAAAACGAGAAAAATAGAAGTGATCTACCAACACACCCACTTTGCCATAGAAGGACCGTCCTGGAACGGAGGGTCATGGGTAGGCAACGGAGGCCAGGGGATCGAGATCGTGGGAGATCAAATAACTTTAAAACGTTTTTAACTGAACGCATAGAGCATAGAGCATAGAAAATGATGCATGGAGCATAGAGCATAGAGTTAAAACCTTTTACACTCTGCCCTCTGCCGAGGAGAAGGAGGATGAAATGAAACAATTGATAATCGTCGTTTTGGTGGCAATTGTTCTCGTAATTTCCGGTTGTGCCGGAATGCAAAAAATGACGCTCGATATCAGTAAGCAAGACTTAAAAAATGCCGAGACATCCCGCCAGATCGGGAAAAATTTTCTATCCACCTGGCCCCTCAATTCAGGATTTATTCGCGGAGCATTAGGACCGAATATTATCCAATTGCCCATATCGACCGTTACAGCCCTGAATCAATTAGATGATCTCGCGGAAAAATATGTCGCAGGCGAAATTACGGATACGGATTTGGGAGGGGCATTGGGAACTTATACGCGCCTGTTAAGTAGCGCCGTCCAGGAAACCTTAAGAATATATGCCCCGGATGTCTTGAAATATATTCCGATGGCGTTCGGTCTTTGAAGGAAGGGATATTTTTAAAAAGTAACTCAGGCCTTTAGACCTGATTACGATTCAGGGCTTAAGCCCTGAGCTACTTTCTTAAATAAAGGAATAATGGAACAACTTATTCAAAAAGGATTTAATTCTTTGATCGATTGGGGGCCGGGAATGCTCATTGCGGCCCTGATGCTTTACGGTCTTTTTCGGTTAATTAAAAATATTGGTCTCAAGATCGTGGGAGCCCTGGAGAAACCAGCAGAGGCCCTAACTCAACAGGCCAAATCAATGGATCGTTTGACGACTTCTCTCGAGCAATTCGTTACACGCGACCAGATTGAGCACCGAGAAATAATCATTCTTCAAAAAGTTATCCTCGATAGGATTGAGAATTTAAAGAGGGGCCGAGATGGATCCTAAAAAAGAGCGCTACCGCAGAATCAGAGGTGCAATTCTAAAGATTCTGGCCGGTGAACATCCGGGTTCCATTGATATTCTATTACTCCATTTTTCTCTCGATAACCTGGGGTACACGATCACTAAAGAAGAGTTTCTTTCTCATATTTCCTATCTCGAAAACAAGAAACCTGCATTGTTGAAGCTTAATAAGCGCAAAGTCGGCAATGTAGAGATCGAGATGGCTATGATCACGCCCGAAGGGCTTGACGTACTGGATGGTTTTGAACCCAATAGCGGCATCGACGTGAGATTTTAATGTCTAAAAAAGAATACTCGTTTGAAATTGTCGACCGGTGCGAAGCCCTCTATATCAACGAGGGCAATACTTACGAAGAGATATCTGCAAAACTCAGGGTCTCCATTGTTCAACTTCAGCGCTGGGGGAAAAAATATGGATGGAGAGAAAAAAGAGAAGCCCATAAACAAAATTCTCTAAATGCCAACACCGCGGCCCGAAGTCTCGACCGCGAAAAGGTCCTTAATGATCTAAAAAAACAGAAGGATCGATATGATAAATTCTTTGCTACTAAGGGAGATAGCGAGATCGATATCCAGGCCACCTATGCTTATACATCGCTCTGTAAAACGATCTTCGAACTTCAGAGACAGAGAGAAGAAAAGGCCGACCCTCAGATATTTTTGGATTTCATGCGGGATCTGGTTTCATTCCTTAAAGAGCACGATCCGTCGGCGCTCGAGGTGCTGGAGAAGAATTTTGACGAATTTATAGGTTGGGCGAAGGCGAAATACGCATAAGCCCCCTCTTTCCCCCTTTAGAAAAGGGGGATGAAGGGGGATTTGAAAAGAATTTATGAAACTAAAAAAAGCTGAAGATATGGCGAAGAATCTGGGGATCACGATAGAGACGTTCCTGGACTGGAGAGAACATGGGATGCCCTATGTCAAGATCGGGAGATCCATCTTTGTTTTCGAAGATAGTTTCCTTCGCTGGGCCAAGGACCACGAAATAACCCCTCCGGGTCAGAGACCGCTCTGGGTCGGAGACCCTAATGCACAGGATGCCCCAGAACAAGACTTTTTTGGTCAGTCCATAGGGAAGGTCATACCCCCTAAAAGTTGACGGAAATGGCGGGTGTTTCGACGGGTTTCGAGGGGTTTTGAGGGGGTTTGGATACCCTTTCAAACGGAAGGTCGGATGTCAGTGATCGAAAAATGGCACCTGCGGCAGGGGCCGATAGCAGATAGCCGATACCAAAAAAAGTAATTCAGGTCTCCGACCCAGAGCGGTCTCTGACCCGGAGGGACTTAAGCCCTGAGATACAAACCCAATGACGAAAAAACTTAGCGACAAAAAGTTTGACCTTGAGATTGAGGCGATCCGGACTCTAATCCAGTCCTCGGCAAAACCTTTTCCCGAGGATAAGAAAGCTCAGAAGGAAAGGATCGAGCGGAGTTCCAAAGACATGGAATATTTCGGGAAGACTTACTTTCCTCATTATATATCGGCGGCCTCCTCGGCCTTTCATCATTATATATGTGATCACTATCCGGCTATGATCCTGAGATCCATCGAAACCGGTGATGGAGACAAACAGGCCGATGCCGCCCCGAGAGGCAATGCCAAATCTACGTGGGCGGATCTCATCCTTGTCCTCTGGTGTTCAGCATTCAAATATCGGTCGTTTCCTTTGATCCCGAGTGACACGGCATCTCAAGCCGAGGACTTCATCCAATTCATCAAGGCAGAATTAGAAGTCAACGAGCGCCTCGCCCAGGATTTTCCAAAACTCTGCGGTCAGGGCCCGATCTGGAGAGCGGATACATTAATCACTAAAAATGGCGTGAAGATAAAGGGTGTGGGCGCAGGCCAAAAACTCAGAGGTATGCGCCACGGATCCAGGAGGCCCGATCTTGTGATTTGTGACGATCTCGAAAATGACGAGGCCGTCGAATCTCCGGATCAGAGAAAGAAGCTTGAGCGGTGGTTTTTTAAAGCCCTGATGAAGATCGGCCAGAAAAATACCGTCTACATTATTATAGGGACCATCCTTCATTACGATAGCCTGCTCAGTAATCTTCTCAAAAAGCCCGGGTGGAAGGGAAAGAAATTCAAGGCCGTCATCGCCTTTTCAAAATCGAAACTCTGGGAAAAATGGGAAGAGATATTTATCGATATATCGATCGGCAAAGAAGGGGCCGAGGCGGCTGCCGACGCATTCTTCAAAAAACATCAAAAAGAGATGCTTGCCGGTACCGAGGTCCTCTGGCCCGAGGTCGAGGACTACTACTACCTCATGAAGATGCGGATTTCCGATGGTCCGGCGTATTTCGAATCCGAGAAACAAAACGAGCCGATCAATCCGGAGGATGCAGTTTTCCTCGAGGAGTGGTTTGTAGACTGGGAAGATGGAGACGTCGATCTCAAGGGTATCCTACACGCCGGAGCCGCCGATCCTTCGCTCGGCAAAAGAAACAAGAGAAACGATCCCTCGGCGATTCTCGGAGGCCGGATGAAAGATAAGATTCTCTATCTGGATGTGGCCGATATCGAGGTCCGCCGTCCGGACAAGATCATGACCGACATTCTCGCCCATCACGAAAGAGACCGGTTCGACAGGTTCCGCATAGAGATAACACAATTTCAGGAATTCTTCGCGAGACAATTTGAAAAAGTGGCGCACGAAAAGAAGTTGACGATCAACATCGATGACTATACACCGAGCACCGATAAGGATCTCCGGATCATCAGGCTTCAGCCCTGGATCAAAAATGGCTGGATCAGGTTTCGGAAAGAGATGCGCGAATTAAAACGCCATCTGATTTATTACCGCCCCAAAAACAAAGGCGGCCCTGATGACGGCCCCGATTGTTTGGAAATGCTTCTCGGCCTGTGTGAGCTGGGATTCGGCGTCATTGAATTTAAAACCTCCGGAGATAAACGCACATTTACGGAGATGGATAGTTATATGCCGCACAGCCGCAAGGCGGTAAACTACTGAAGATGAGAAGATGTGAAGATGAGAAGTTAATGAAATTAAGAAGATGAGAAGATGAGAAGATGAGAAGATGAGAAGATGTGAAGTTGAGAACTTGAGAAGATATGAAGTTGAGAAAGTTCCCATCTTCTAAACTTCTTAACTTCTTAACTTCGTAACTTCGTTCCTCTCGTGACTTCATATCTTCTAAAGGACAAGATGGTAACCAGAACAAAGAAAAAGCCAAACACGGACGAGATCGCGACTTATCAGAATGACATCACTCAATATTATATTGGGAAGGTGTTGATCAATCCCGATACCGTTCTCTCGAGCGAGGCCGCGGGCCAGGGGTTGAAGGTCTATGCGGAACTCGATCGCGACGATCGCGTCTATTCCGAAATGCAGAAACGAAAGTTAGCCGTCATCGGCAAGGAGTGGTCCGTCGAGCCCGCGAGTGAAGATGCGCCGGATGTTAAGATAGCCGAATTTGTGGAAAATAACTTTAAAGAAATGAAACTCGATCGGGCCTGCGAAGAGCTTCTTGACGGCATTCTTATGGGTTTCAAACCCTGCGAAATCATGTGGGACTACTCAGAAGGTGATATTTGGATCAAAGAATATCGCGGCCGCGATCCCCGTCGCTTCACATTCGATTTGGAGAATCAATTGCGACTTCTCACCTATAAGAACATGATCGAAGGTGAAGAGGTCCCGGACCGTAAATTTCAACTTTTCCGGTTTGGCGAAAAGAATAATAACCCCTTTGGCACGGGCCTTGGGAACAAACTCTACTGGCCTGTCTGGTTCAAGAAAAATGGCGTCAAATTCTGGGCCGTCTTTCTTGAAAAATTCGGCCAACCTACTCCCTGGGGCAAATACCCGCCCGGGACCGAAAAGGACAAACAGAATGATCTCCTCGCTGCACTCAAAGCCATGCAGACCGATCAGGCCATCATTACACCCGATACAATGCTGGTCGAGTTACTCGAGGCGGCCCGTACGAGCTCGGTCGATAGTTACGAAAAATGGGGATATTTCTGGAACGAAGCGATCACACTCGTCATCCTCGGCCAGACGGCAACGACTACGGGTACACCCGGAAAGCTCGGCGCAGAGACCGAGCGATCCGAGGTTCGCCAGGAATACGTCAAGGCCGACGCCGACCGGCTCTCCGAATGGTTGAACGATCAGTCAATCAAATGGCTCGTAGATTACAATTTCCCGAACGTCAAAAAATATCCAAAGTTCTGGAAACAATGTGATCCTCCCGAAGACCTGGAAAAACTTTCAAAGGTCCATCAGGTCATTTTCCCGATGCTTGATGATGTGCCTAAAAAATTCATTCATGATACTTACAGCATTCCGACTCCGGAAGGAAAAGAAAAGGTAATCTCCTTCCCCCGAGGGATTCTTCCAGTGGGTTTCTCTCAAGGAGATGCGACCAAAACAGAATTGGCCGCCATGTGGCGAGAATATAATGTCCCAGGGACTGTCCCTAATTACCGGCGAAGCAGAGTGAGCGGTAGATTAGGGACTGTCCCCATATCCGACGCTCATTTTGCCGAGACCGATTGGGTACAAGTCTACATGGATCGCCTGGCGCCATCATTGAAAAATGTTAAGGCATCCGCGCTCGATGAAATATCGGCATGGCTTACCTCCCAGGGATCCCCTCCATCCGAAGAAGTTTTTATTTCCAAGATTCAGGATCTTCTTGGCGATTCCTACAAGAATATCGATAAGACGGCGGTCTCCGATGCCGTCACGGAGATCTATCAGAACTTTAAAATGACCGTAGTAATTCAGGGCTTAAGCCCTGAGTTACTTTCTACTATTGGCTTTGGAGGCGCAGATATCAGGGCGATCGACTTTCTCGGAAAGCTCGATCACTTCTATCTTTCAAAATTTATCGATAATCCCGATGCCCAGGCGGCTCTCATGGATTTCTTGAAGACCCGCTATCTCGAGGGAGGGGCCGGTCTCTTCGGTACCGGGGATCCCCAGACGATCGCGGAAATGAAAAATCTTTTAGCCCAGAAGATGACCGACCTCGAAGGCTACCAGATCAACCGGATCGTCGATACCGGCGTGGAGCGGATCCGGAATTGGGCCCACGTTTCTCAGTTACAGGATGCCGGGATCCCGGAGATCGAGATCGTAGAGCCAACACAGGAATGCCCATTCTGCGCGCAAATGAACGGGCAGATCATCCGGGTCGACGCCGCGTATAAATCGATGACGGACCAGGCGAACATGCCCCCCGAGGAATATCAGACCTTCCTCGAGGAAAACCAGGCCATTCTTGAAAATATTCAGGATTATGTGGACCAGGGGTTACTTCCTCCGTATCATCCGCACTGCAGGGGGAGGATCATCAAAAGGATGGCATAGGGCATAGGGCATAGAGCATAGAGCATAGGGCATAGGGCATAGAGCATAGAACAAAGAAAAATGATCAAGATAAAAATGACAACCGAGATGAAGATGGTTCTGAAAAAACTTGGAGATTTTAAAGTCCAGGGAATAAGAGCCGGCATGCTGAATCTGGTAGAAACAATCGAGGCTAAGGCCGTCAAGTTTGTGCCGGTGAGGACATCGAATCTGCTTAATTCGATCACGAGTTCCGTCTCTCCGGATGGGAAAAAGGGATTGATCAAGGCCACAGCTCCCTATGCGAAATACGTCCATGAGGGTACCGGTCTTTTCGGGCCTTTTAAAATGCTGATTAAGCCAAAGACAAAAAAAGCTTTATTCTGGGAGGGCGCGGCCCATCCTTATAGATCGGTCAAGGGCCAGAAACCCAATCGATTTTTTTTAAAGGCGATCAAGGATACCGATGTATCTAAAGAGTTCGGCGATGGTATTATGAATTATTGGAGAATGCATAAAGCGTGAAAAGTGAAATGTGAAATGTGAAAGGTGAAAGGTAAAAAAGATGCCATATTCAAAACTTGATGAGCTTCCGGAGGCGGTTAAGGGAATCCCCACGCATGCCCAGGAGATCTGGATGGCCGCTTTCAATTCCTCCTATGACGAATATTCAAAAAACCCCACTTTAGAAAAGGGGGGCCAGGGGGGATTTGAAGAAAAGGCGTTCGCTACGGCCTGGAGTGCCGTGGAAAAGAAATATAAGAAAGAAGGTAATAAATGGGTGGCCTTTGAAGAGGCATTAGATGAAACAGATTGGTTTGAAATATTTCGAACCGGTGAACACATAGACTCGGAAGGTCGTAAAAGGAAATGGAATCTTTCTGATATTGAATTTATTGCATCCTCATATAATCCAGACTGGCACAAGGCTCCCTTTACCATTGGCCATCCAAAAGACGATTCCCCTGCTTATGGATGGACTAAAGGCCTGAAAGTAGAAGGCGACCGAATTTTAGCCAAAGGGCAAAAAGTATTAAAGGAATTTGTCGACTGGTTTCGTAGCGGAGCGATAGAAAAAGTTAGTATGGGCCTTTATCCTGACATGACATTAAAACACATCGGATTTTTGGGGGCCAACCCGCCCGCAGTTAAAGGACTTCGTCCTCCTGTTTTTAAAGAAGATAAAAGACCCGAATGGATTTTTGAGGAGGATTTCAAAATAGAATTTCAACAAGGAGATCGCGAAAAAGCCAAACAGGCTCAAGAAGCCCGCTCAAAGCAATACAATATCGCCATAAAAGATGGCGGCAATATCACCAAACCCGGAGAGTGGTCGAATGTTCCGGATGAGAATTTTCTCGATCCGGTCAATTATCGCTATCCCTGCCCCGATGCCGACCAGACGCGGGCGGCCGCGGGTTATTGGGGAAAACCTGATAACCAGGCCCAATATTCATCGGAAGAAAAGGCGATCATCAATAAGCGCCTTGAAACAAGAGAGAAACATTTCAAAATCGGGGCTTTTACCCCGCAAAAAGGAGGTATGTATATGGACTTAGGAAAATTCTTTTCAGACTTAAAAACTTTGATCGTGGGGGCCGAGAAGGAACTCGCCCCGCCGGCAGAGGGCAGCAAATTTACCGAGGTCGATCTCGCCGCAGCAGAGAAACGCGGCAAAGACCTTGCTTTTGCGGAGGCGCAAAAACAGGTTGAGGTTGAGGCTAAGGGCAAGAAAGAAGCCCAGGACAAACTCAAAGAAATCGAGACTCAGAAATACAAAGGCGACATTGCGGCCTTTTGTGAGGCCCAGTGCAAGGAAGGAAAACTCACGCCGGCGCTCCGGAAGATCATCGAGCCGATCATGAATTTCGTTTCTGACCCCACTTTAGTAAAGGGGGGCGAGGGGGGATTTGTGATTGAATTCGCTGAAGGCGTGAAGAAATCCGCGCTCGAAGGGATCAAAGACTTCTTGACCGAACTTCCCAAAGTCGTCACCTTCAAAGAAGTGGCCGGAGGCGATGGGCCGACGGGAGGAACGGCCAGTGAAAAACTGATGGTCCTCACGAAAAAGAGGATGGAAGAGAAAAAGGATCTCTCTTTCAGCGTGGCCTTCGCCGAGGTACAGAAAGAGAACATCGAACTGGCAAAAGAGGTTTTAGAGGAAATCAGACCGTCTCAAAAATAACAGTTCGGAGTAATTTAGTTCGTAGTTCGTAGACCTAAACTTTTTAACTCCGAACTCCGAACTCCTTACTCCTTACTATTATTAAGAAAAGGAGGATAAAAACATGGCTATCGAAAAACTTGGGGTTTTAATGTCTCACCCGGCTTTTGCTGATCTGAGAACTCATCAGTACAAAGTCGTGTGCTTAAAAACCGATGGAACGGTTGGCCTTCCGCTGACCGCCGTCACTGCCATTCCTTATGGCATTTTGCAGAATGCCCCCAATATCGGAGAAGAAGCTGTAGTCGCCCCGATTGGATGTGGCGGGATCTCAAAGGCCATTGCGGCAACCTCCCTTGCAAGGGGCATTATCGTAGCCCTTCAGTGGGTCGATGATGTGGGAGATTCCGGAAAAGTGATCGCAGCGGCTACTACTCAATTCCCATTGGGAATGTGTGTTTATCCGGCGGATGCAGAGGATGATCTTTGCTCGATCCTTCTCACTCCGATCCATAAGGCATTAACAGAAGATCTTCCGTAAGATCTTTCAAACGGATGGACGTTTTTCAATACGTCCTTAACAATTAAAAAAAGGCCACTGGCCTGGAAGGAGGATTTTAAGATGTCACAACCCTTATCAAAAACAGGAGTGCCTCCCATTCTCCAGAATGTGAGCGTTCAGTATAGGAACCCGGTTTATGTAGCGGATCGGGTTTTCCCACTAATCGA